GTGAAGGTGAGAAGCTGCCCGTTGACGTTGGGAGTCTCATTCTTGATTGTCTTGCTCCTGATTGCGTCAGCATTAAAGACTGCATCACCGATATTCTTCACCGCAGCAGAACCTAGTCCAAGGTTACTCCGGGCAGTCTCCGCATCGTCTAGGTCAGATAGGTCATTAGCAGTCTCTAAATAAGGATGGCTATGGGTGTCTGACTTCAGGGCAAGCTGGTCAAAAATCTTGTCGGCACTCCATAGGGTTGTGGTAGCACCATCGCCCAGAGAGTCATTGATAACCCTATGCTCCCCATCCGCATAGTTCGCCAAGCTGTCATGGTCGATGTTCCCCTCTGCGATGTCTATGTCGATTTCATTGTTAGTACCGTCCAGAGCAAGAGTAACCTTGGTGCTTGCAGCTTTCAGGTTGTTGAACTTCAAGTCCGAGGCGACCTTCTCCTTGAATACCCCTATCCCTGCTGTCCCAACATTGCTTGCGGTATTAGCCTCACCGAAATCATTGTCATCAACATACTTCTTGGTGGTGGGGTGGTAGTTCTCCGTTGGCGTATAGGAGGTTGTGTTCGCCACGTTGAGGTAAACAGCATCGTGAAGATGATTGCCAGTAGCCACATCACCCGAACCCGTTCCCGTGTCCTTGGTCGCAGAATCTCCCAGTCCCAAGGTAACGTGCTGTGCCGCAACATTTTCATCATCCAGCAACGCAAGCCCAGCAGCAGTCAGGTCAAAGGTTGCTGCCGTAGTTGCTCCGTTGAAATAGATTCCCTTATCAGCAGCCTGAGTTAGCCCAGCCAAGTCAGCTAGAATAGCATTCTGAGCCTGAACATCTTCTCCAATCTCTACGCCGAGATTCTCCCTTGCTGTGCTTGCATTGTTCAGGTCTGCTAGATTAGAAGCTATCTTTAGTTGGGCATCATCGGAAACATTACTCAACCCAACCTGAGTCTTGGTGACGGTATGCGGGTTGACTACGCTTGCAAGGTGGGTATCAATTACCGAGTGTGCATTCGTCCCAATGGCAGTAAGGTCAGTATGAGCAAGATTGGAAATCGTGTTGCTCCCGCCTGTGATGTCTATCGTCTTGTTGGTAAGCGTCTGGGTTGCAGACGTTCCAACAATATCCCCACTCGGCTTGGTAACAGATGCAACCGTACCGTCCGGACTATCAAGAACCTCAAGAAGCCCCGCATCTAGGACGCTCAATGCTTGCTCGCTGGTTAGTTGCCCGTCAGGTTGCTGAACCAGAAACGTCGATTGCGGGAATTTTCTTGATGATTGGCTCATATCATTACCACGGTAAACCAGCAGTCAGCACTGCCAATGGTTAGTGTCGTATCAGTAGTTGAGTTGGCGATGTAAAGTCCATTGGAAAAAGACATCCCCCTGAATGGGACTTCCATGAAAAAGTTGTCCGCCCCGCTGATGAAGATAGGATGGATGGAAGGCGAGTCTCCATTGCTCGCGGCTGTTGCCCTGTCAAACAGCATCACATACTGGTCTGAACCCTTGTTCGACCCGTAGAACCCAAGCAATACTCCAGATACACTTTTCGCCAGTAAATCGTTATCCCAAGTAGAGTTCGATAGCCTTCTTCCGGATTCCTTTGTTTGCCTTACTGGCATAAATCATTCCCTCCATGCCGCCTTGATTTGCTTTGGAGTGTACTTTGAAGTGCGGCGACTTCCGCTCCTACACTCTTCCCGGTAATAACCATTGAGGATATTGCTCTTTATATCGGTAGGGGAGGATGCTCCACTGGGAGTATAAATCTTCTGTGGAACTGTAACCCTCTCGAATCCCTTGGGGGATTGGTTTCTGTCATTAACAGAACGTACCAATTCAACAGTGTCCCCCCTGTCATTCTTGTAAATGTAAACAGGCATAATAATATCCAGCACAGTGAGGGGAGAGGGATTACCTCATCCCCCCACTGGCTAGGTAGCATTCCTACGAATACATGGTTTTACTGCGATTAACAATAAACCAGTCAGTGTTTAAGACCTTGCAAGTCCAATATACCTTCCAGCCGATTGTAACTAATTGGTTCAAAGGATCACTTTTGTCAGGAGTGTCCGTAATGAGAACCTGCGGAGACAACGGTGAGTCTCCAGCTAAAGCTGGAATCCCGTATGAGTCTCCACCCGTGAAGATGCTGGAGAACACTTGCCCGCCAGCGTTGTAGGTTCCCTTGGTTCCGTCATCTTCGATGTACGGGTTTGTGTCCTCGACGAATCGAGTTCCGTGGAATGAGCCGACCTCACCCTTATACAACGGCTGTACGTCGCTGTACTTGTGGGCTTGTAGCCAATCGTCGTCATTCATCAGGTCGCGGGTGACTTGCGGTGGGGCTATGCAAACATAGCTACCGTTAATCATCGGCGCACGATTGATCTTGAGGTTGGTGACTGAATCCAGAGCATCAGTTGCAACGAACTTTCCGTTATCATTTGACAATGCAGCAAGTTCAGCAAAGGTTGATGCTGTCCCCGAATACCGCTTGGTGCGGCTATCCGACTCATCAGGATCACCACTGTTCACAAGCTCGTCGCGAACAATGTCATCACAATGAAGTGCTGCATCCTCACCATTCTGCTTGGACGCCTGACCCATCATATTCAGGAGTGCCGTAGCATTTAATCGGTCAGTAAGACCAATGACCTGACCATACTGAACCAGAGTTGCATCGACATACGAAACCGTCAACTGACGGTAGTTTCCTGAACCGATTGCCGTACCCTCAGTGAGAGTCTTGACATCGGTGGTTGCTGGCTCGCCAAATCGGAAGAACCGAATTGATTTCGCCCCTGAATTCTTCGGAAGGCTTTGAGTTTTTCCAAACTCTGCCTTGCGAAGTGATTGTATTGCGTAATCCAGCAACTCCTTACTGAAGTAAGTCTGATACTGGTCAGCAATTGAACTTGGTGCTGATGAACTTGTAATTCCAGCCATAGTGCAATTTCCCTTCTAGGGGGAACTATGCACCATCTGCTCTAGCTGCCATCTGCTTCAAGGCTTCAAATTGATCTGTCTTGGACAAATCCTTAAAATCCCTGTCTGCACTTGGCCCGTCAGACGGAGCAGAACCCCCTATTGATAGTTTTGATTTTAGACCCGTGTTCTCATTTTCGAGCGCACTGATCTGTTCTTGAAGGCTTGAACTTTGCTGAACCTTTCCACGCATACTAACAATATCCACTGCATCAGAAATGCCATTCGAGTATGTAGCAAGCACTGGCTTCTCAATGATTAGCCTCTGTACCTGCTGATAAAACTCACTGCTCTCGTCATCGAGTTCTGGATGTTCCCTTGAGGATTTAATGAAGTTGTTCCTCCATGATTCCTTAAAGCTATCATCCACATCATCAGAAAATTCCTTTTCGGCTTTGCTTCTGACCTCGGCTGCACGGATTTGTGCGGCTTCTGCCTTATCCACTTCGCCGTCTTCTGTGAAACTTTCTGCTGCTTCCTCGTAGTCTTGAGCCGACAATCCTTGCTCATCCAGATACCGTTCCTGTGGGGAAGCTTGGTTAAGCTTCTTTCGAAGACTATCCAATTCCTCACGCTCTGCACGGATGGCTTCTTTTTCCGAGTTGATCCTGCGCCAAGATTTATTCTGGCGACCAGATTCCTTATCGGACTTACTCAAGCCTTCACCACTTTTCAAAGAACTTTCCTCGCTCGGAGGTTCATCTGCCTTGGCAGTAGATTCCGAGCTTGGCGGATTCTCCGATATGGGCGGCGGTTTATTGGGTTTCGCATCAGATTCTGGTTTCTCAACCTCTTCCGAGCGCGGCGGTTCCACTGGTGGCACAATCATGTCCTCACCATCATGTTCCGCAGCCAATGCCTGTAACTGCTCAAACGTCGAATCCTCTTGTCCTGTCATTCTTCAGTGCATTTTCTCAACAAACTTCGCACCGTTCAGCTTGCTGTATTGTATCTGTTAATTCATTCAACGCCGATACGTCTCGTCGAACGTATGAGAGCCATTTGTTTCAAGGAAGTCCGGCTCGCCCTCGTCGTCCAGTTCCCCGTGTAGGTGTTCATCAGCAAGCGATTCGATTGCTGTTATCGCACCTCTGAAACCATTAGCAAATCCAGCCTCGAATTCCAAGTCTTTATTTTTCGATATACAGTTAGCATTGGTCTTCAGGGTCATATTTAGCATGATTTTCCCGAATTTCTTGCCTGTTTCGCTAGATAAATAATTGTTTAGGATGGCGGCATCATCTGGTGTCCACTGGGGTTCATCCACCCACGGCATATTCCTGACGAACATTAAGAATGATTTCAGTTTTCTAAACATTTTGTGGCATGGGTTGCTGCTCTTGCATGGGTTGCTGCTCTTGCATGGGTTGGCCTTGCTGCTCCTGCCTACCCTGCAATAATTGTGATGCTGCTTCTGACACTGCTTTTCTTAGCTTCTTGGCTGCACTGGCATCCACTTGCTCATATGCCACCAGAAGTTCGTTGATCCTCTTAACAATCAAAGCTGATACTCTTTCGCTGATCGGGGTTCCATCTTCCATCTTCTGCTTGACATAGAGTATCAACATCCCAATCCGAAGTTCAAAGTCTTCACCACCCTTTACCGGAACTTCAAATCCTGATTCAAGAATGGTTATGTTGTTTGCCTCTTCAAGTTGTTCAACCTGCTGCTTGATGCCTGAATCCATGAACATCCTTTTAACCAAGCTCGGATCGTCTAGTTCCAAGATTGAGCGATCCAGTTCTGCCTGATTGACATGGGGCGAGCCACCAAACAATTGCTTCCGGGCCATCGCCTGTTGAAGCTTCATCATTCGATTCTGACTATCTGGCCCACCCTTCGGCTCAATCACATATTCTCCCGAAAAAGCATTTGGATCAACCTCGTAAGCGTCATCCATGTACCGGAACATTAAATCCTTAGACGCATACTGCAACATCAATGCCCATGACTGTCGGTAAACCAGACCTAGAGACATACGGAATATCTTGGCTCTTAAATCATTCGACTCGGCCATCAATCCAGTCACGGCATTTATCTCAGTTGCAGTTCTCCTGTCTCCCCCCTGCCCGTACAATTGGTTGGAACCAAAGTCAGGCATTCCGATTCTCTGCTCCGCAATCAATCTCGTCGCGTTTATTTCCGTGTCAAAGCTAATGGGTGGTTGAGGC